GGGACCTAGGAGATAATTGCGCTCGGAATGCACTTCAATATTTGTCGCCACTTGAAGGTCCTTAATCGGACGTATCAAATGGAGATGGATCACAGAGTCAGTCGCGAACATCGTTTAGATCTTCGCCTTCCGCGGGTAAATTACTTATTTGCAACTTAGCCTTGATGTCGTTATATGCCTTTACAGGCCATTTACCGCTACGGTCCGCCTCACGGGGACCATGCAGTTTGGCAGTTAGACGATCTCATAACCTAGCCATCACAATAGGATTCTTCCGATACGTGTCAAACGTACGGATTTCTCTTCTCGTGGGGATAGATACTTGATCAATCTTCTCCTCCAATTTATTAAGAGCCTCATTCACCATGAGGTTTATATCGAAAAGGATACTGTCACCCTGAGAATGGATAGTGGTCGCAAGACCCATAGCCACCTCATATAGAGTAACAATATCTCTCTCGATCTCTTTCAATTGGTTTCATGATCGTAACATAGGATCATGATATAAGACGACAGCTATCTCCGTTTGGAGACGCGGACTTAGTGATTTGAAAGCCCATGGGGCTTGATAAGAACTTTTGTATTCGTCTATATCTAGACCGTCCTTAGTCTCATCTCATGTAGAGGGGATATGTCCTAGTGCTTTAGCAACCTCCATCCATGTGTCGAACTTACGTTCGGCTACATCGCATAGACGTTGTTGCCTGTGAGATAACATCTCTCAGGCCACTGGTGCTCATGATCCCTTGTAACTAACAGAGCCTATACGGGTCTGGCCGATTCAGTCAATGACTGATAGGGTGTTATAACTACATATAAGGTGTAGATGCTTTACTTTAGGAGTTAACTTGGTTATAGGTTTGGATAAGGAGGCTTTGACTTTATAGCCAACCCCCCTAAGATCCAATAGTTGTGAGAGGCGCAGTTTATACTTAGTTCTAAACTGTACCATTTCAGCAATATTTGAGATTGCAGCGAACATCTCCGAAAAGGGGATGGGGCTACAATCTACCTTATCTAGGTAGAATTTCTTAGCAAATTCTAATCCCCCCTTACGGGAGATTAGAGATTTTGCTAGTCCAATCTCAACACCTATGTCGTCCATTATTTTAACGTACTGTTCCGCTACTTCTTTGTTCGCGATAACAATATCATCTCCTAATACCGCATAGTCCTCAAATCACGTAAACTCGGCAGACGTACGTCACATACGGCTGCTCCCTTTTCCCTCATATCCCGCCTTCGCCCTAAGGGCAGCCAGCTGAACGATGAAATGATGAGTTAGTGCAAGCATTACCCAAGAGGATAATGCACCCATGGGTTGCCCCACCGCATACTTATAAGAATCCATGAGTAAAGTATACTCACGTTCTGTAAGCAAGCGGCCTCAAATAGACGCTCGCTCTTCTCCAAGAACTGGAGAGAGAAGCGCTGTCTGAATGGCAAGTGGCAATCGATCCGTAGCGGCTGAAAGATCGTAGCCTCAAAAGGACTTGTGTCCCTTTGACTGCAACAATTTAACAGGCTTATGCTGGTCGAAAGTTCCATCTTGT